ATACCTTTTGGGTTCTACACTAACCAAGGAAAAACTTTTTACTTTAATAAGGATTTAAAAGAAGGGGATATAATAAAGGGGGATTTTTGTGAATATAATAATATAGAACAAAATGAATATGTTTTGTCTCCATTGTATCATAAATACTCTATTAACTCTAATAACTTTATAGATGACGCCACTTCAGGGGCAACTCAATTACCATCAGGTTATGCGTATAAACCACACTATAATATTCCTATTAGAGTTTTTAGTGATTTTATAGAAACAGCACCTGTTAATAGTGTTGTCGAAGTACCATTCTATTCTTACTTCTCCAAAAAAACAGGAAACTTTATTTGGAGAGATATATATAGTTATGGTTATATAGATGGGGATGGTATTGGTTTAAATATACCTTTTTTAAATGATGCTCATTACCCATTCAAAGAAGTAAGAATGATACAATTTCCTGTGATTAGAAATGTGTCAGATTTAGAAACTGATTTAATAAACGACCCAATAACCGACGATTGTGAGTGATAAATTTTTAACAAATTTAAAAGTACAAGATGGATTTTTAAATATTCCATTGGAAATCGATTTCGATTTTGAAGGTCGTTCGCAGGCGGTAGAAGAATATGAGAGTGACATACTTAGACAAATAATAAATCCCGTTGTGGATTTTGAGATGACTAAGTTTGCCCATTCAGGATGGACTTTTAATTTTCCTATAACGGTACCACCTATTTTTCCTGGAGCATCACCAACGGTCGTAAATGTAACTCTTAATCCTACGACTTTGGATTATGAATTTTACTTTTTTGATTATACAACAGAAGTAAATTTAGCAACTATTTCTAACTGGAATGATGATTATGAAAATGCAACTTTTACCGACAGTGAAATATACTATTTTGCAAATTCTTTTAAGGGTAGTTTTTTTAAACTAGACTTTTATGACAAAAAAGACTCACAAACTCAAAAGATTTTATTAACTGTTATTTTACCAACCCAACAAGGAATCAAAGAAACTGGATTTATTGGGTCTCCAAACAACCCAATTACGGTACAAGTTCAAAAACCTAAATTTAGATTGGATTATATGGGGGCAAATAAAGAGGGATTCTTCATTTATTTCCTAAAAGATAAATCTATATTCAACTTAGACTCTTTTTATGTATCATGTAAATTTTTTAATGCTAAAATTGGTCAGTTTGTAAGAATGTTAAATGTTCCACAATCCAATTTTGTAGGTCCTGGAATCTTTAATGTTAATAAAGAAGATACGTTTTATTACAAATATGTTTTGAATTACAATAATTTCAAATATGCTGTTTATAATGAATCACCTAATGGTAGTTTATCGAGAGTCGGTACATCTATTAACCCAATAAAATGGTACGAATATGTTAATCCATAATGAATCCTGAAAAAATTAATATAGTAATATCACCTGAAGTTCTCAGAGACGACTTGTTTGAAGAAATATACCAAACACAAACATTTGATGTGTATTCTGGATTGAGTTATGTGTTGAGTGGTGGTACGGGTGGAACCTCATTACTAACCGGACTTACTATACCGATTCTATTAACGTCAAATTATAATGATATTGGTTACTATTCACCATTCGAAGGATTCATTAATCAAAAAGATGTGGTAACAAATTTTGTCATTTCTGGTGACCCTATAAATTCCTATCAGGTTCACATATATAATAGTGCGGGGTATAATTTTCAAAACTATTTACAAGTTTCATCCTATTATGTTTCATGGGGTGACGGGTCAACAAGTTCAACACTGTCAATAAATAACCCAATCCAATCTCATATTTACCCAAGTACTCCACAAAACTATACTATAACCTTAACACAATCTAATATGTTTGGTATAACTACAGTTCAACAACCCGTTACTTTACCATTCACAGGAGTGACAGTAACCAATCAATTAGGTAATATAAATTTTACTCCTCAAGGAGGAAGTTGGTCAGGGGTACAATTAAGTTTGGACTATATTTTTACTGGTGACTCAAACAATAACTTGAATCAACAGATATCAAGTGCATTTACGACGGTGCCGTTTCAAGTATCAGGATATACGAACTCACAATTAGAACTTTTAAGAAGATGGGGACCACAACCTTTTACTGTTGGTTATATAACCCAATTATCTAATGGAGGGATAGGGTATGTGTCAGAAATAACGAATGAATATACCGCTTATACAATCAATAATATTAATTATTATAATTTACCTAACGGATTAACCTATTTTTTATTTGATTCTTCAGGTTTCACATCAAATGATTTAGTCGTGTCGGCACTTACTAAAAACGAATATCTTTTAGATTTCGTTATGGACCCTGAGATTCAGTCAGATGTTGCTGTAGAAAGAGGTCAGTACAGTCCTTTTGAACCATTACAAAGATTAAATGAAGTTGATAATTTGGGTGATTTAGTGAGTTACGGTTATGGGTATTATAAAATTAACAACGCTTAAAAAGGCGTCATAAACTATTTATAAAATAAAAACTAATGGCATTAGGATCATATGGTACGATAAGACCCGCAGATGTTTCACCATCAGATGTTGAGATATTATTACATTATACACCATCTCGTGATGTTACGTCTAACTTTGTGTTAAAAAAGTTAGATGCAACTACAATTTTAACACCTTATTTTCATAACACACAAACAGGTGGAAATAATAATATTGAAATTTTAGGAGGTCTTTATAATTTGAGATTACCTGCAACCGAATTCAATGCTGTTGGTATTTACACACTATACATTAGACCTGCTGAAATAAGAACAAAGATAACTGATTGTGGTGTATTATCTGCATTACCAAATGTTAAGGGTATTATAATTGATATTAATCAGGTACCGCAACAGTATAGAAATAAATTTGTAAACCAAGGTTTGGTTGGATTTAGAGTTGAATATTTGAATAACGACGGTACCAAAATACCTAATTTTTATAGAATTGTGACTTCTTCATTTTTTTGTGAACCTGTCGTATCTGACCAAACTAATACTACACAAAAATCTATTAGATATAGGTATGTTGAAGGATCAAGTGATTTGTTATTTTGCACACTTTCACCTAGCTCGTCACCAACAAATAAACCTAATGCTACACCATTTATTGGTCAGCCTAATCAGAATATTATAATTACTAACACATTTTTCAATCCACTTAGTTTAGATATACAAATTTCAAATTATGATATTGACACATTGGCAATTGCGTTGTACGGTAATCAAACTAAGTCAATAGAAGATGGTGTCTACACTCTTTATGATAGTGCAGGTAACATTTATAAACAATACAACCTATTTGAAGTTAGAGATAACTTTAATGAACTTCTTTATGAAGTTAGACAGGATAGAGGTACTAATATCGACTTTAGTAAAAACTTTACAAATATTATTAGTTAATGGCGGTTACAAAATATAAATGTCCAGCACCACCTCCTAACGGATCAGGTACTTTTTCCAATGAGTTAGTTGGGGTACAGTTAGTTACTGGTGGAGGACTGACGCAAGGTAATTTTCAATTTACATCTGCGATATATGAAAAAATTGATAGAAATTTTGACACCGGTTTATTTTCAGACCCTTACACTCTTGAAAATTTAAAAATAGATTCTATTGAGCAAGCTAAAGTTATAATACAAAAAAACTTTAAGGTCTACCCTAATTTTGATTTAGCACAAATAACTAATTACACTTTATACGGTTCTTTACAAAAAAGATTATCCTCTTCGATTACAAAAATAATTAATTTTTTTCCTGCCGCGATACAAATAGATTTCAAAAATTATAGTTTAAACACTGGATATACCGCATCTAATATTTTTTATGATACGGTAAGTAATGAAACTACTTTTGACGTCGATGTACAATTTTTCAAGAATCCATTTGGAATTGATTATACAATTAATGCTGAACAAAATATTCAAGTTTTACCCTACAAAGTTAGTAAGTATAGGGACCTTAAAACGTATTACGAAAGTTATTCACTCTATACTACATCATTCAATCAGGAGTACCCAATATTGGATTTGACCCCTACAACAACGTTAACTGCTGGTACCATACAAATAATAGTACAAGGTAAACCGTTTACTGGATCTGAAATAACTGATACAATAATCATCAAACCTAATAATTTAGTCACTGAGGAGGTTTTTAAAAACGATTTCGATGAGGTTGAAGACTACCTACTAAATAGAAAAGGGTTTCCTAAGTACACTGCTAAATTCCAATATCCTGATTACGATAGTAATGGTAATTATACTATTTTTACTAAACCTGTTACTTGGAAACTTGACGGAGCATGGAACTTAGATATCACAACTACAAATTTTGATAACTACTTAACGACTATACAAGAAATTGCCGAATTAGTTGACCAGTTTAAAACTAATTTACTGAGTAGATTTTTAACTTCAGATTCTCTTAAGGAGTTCGACACACCTGACCAAAAATTAGAAAAAGTACTTCAAATATACGGTAGAAGTTTCGATGAAACAAAAAAGTTAATTGATGCGTTAGCTAACATGAACTCTGTCAATTATGTAACAAAAAATGATATCCCAGACCAATTGTTATCGTATTTAGCAGAAACTTTAGGATGGAAAACTAATATTTCACCTATAACAACATTTGGTTTAAACCAAACAATATACAATACTTCAAGTAGTGTAATTTATCCTGGACAGTCTAAAGAACAAACGCCAGAACAAGTAAATTTCCAATACTTTAAAAATTTAATTCTTAACTCAGCTTATTTGTATAAGACAAAGGGTACTAGAAAGTCGATTGAGTACATCATGAGACTAATTGGGTCTCCCGAACAATTAATAGAGTTCAATGAATATATTTATTTGGCGGACCAAAAAATATCGGTAGATGAGTTTGAAACTCAATTTGCTCAAATATCAGGAGGTACAAAATTAGATAAAGTTACTTCGCTAAATTCTAATATACAGTTCTCAATTCAAAGTGTTAATTTTACGGGTTATGTTG